CAGATTATAAAACTGTTCTGTACTGATAAAGAACTCTTTACAAAGTATTATAAGTATGTTAATATAAATTATATTAAGATTAATTATAATAATATATATAAAATATTTAATACTATTAATAACTATTATATTAAATATAAAGAATATAATAATATTAATATTAATGATCTAGATATATTTTATAATACAGAGTATTTATTAAAAGAACAAGAAAGAAAAGAACTAAAGCTTCTCTTAGATGACATAGATGCTCAAGACATTACAAACAAAGAGGCCCTTATTGGGCTCTTAGATGAGCATAGACACCGAGCCATTGCAGGTGAGGTGGCTCTAGTGTCATTAGATGTAGAGACTGGTAAGAAACCAGTCCAAGATCTGTTAGATTTACTTAACAAGTTCGAACATCAAGAGATAGAATTAGATGAACCTAAACCTATTGTCATGGACTTAGAAGGATTATATGAATCACAAGTTGCAACACCTGGCCTACGATGGCGTGTTAACTGGCTTAACCAAGCTCTTGGCTCTCTTAGAAAGGGTGACTTTGGCTTTATCTTTGCAAGGCCTGAGACGGGGAAGACCACGTTCCTCGCTAGTGAGATTACTCACATGGTCAGTCAAACAGAGGGAGAAGTTCTTTGGTTTAATAACGAAGAACAAGGGTCAAAGGTTGCAATCAGATGCTACCAAGCGGCACTTAATCTTAATACAGACTACCTATTCAGGGACAGAGAACGGCAACAACGTAGGTACATAGAGGCTACTGGTAATCGTATCAAGATACTTGACTTCGAGGATTCAAACAGTAAGTTTCGTATTGAGAACATTCTTAAGAACAGTAACCCAGCATTAATTATATTTGATCAGATTGATAAGATCAAAGGATTCAAAGGAGAACGAAATGATTTGGAACTCAAAGCAATCTACCAATGGGCCCGTGAAATTGCTAAGACATATGCACCTGTCATTGCTGTTAGCCAAGCCAGCGGTGAGGCAGAAGGTAAACTCTTTCTTACGATGGACATGGTAGACGGCAGCAAAACTGCGAAGCAAGGTGAAGCTGACTGGATTCTAGGTATCGGTAAAGAACAGGATAATACATCACGGACTCGATACTTCAACATTGTCAAGAACAAACTAATAGGCGATGAAGATACTATGCCAGACTTACGACATGGTTCTACTCAAGTATTAATTAAACCAGAGGTTGCACGTTATGAGGATATCTGATATAATATATTACATTCAATGTTATTACCAAGCCTTTGGACTTGGCATGGTATCAGTACTTATGATACAATACTTACTAAGGAAACAAAATGAAAAGGTTGGTACTTGATGTTGAAACAACTATTAGCAATAAAGGTAATCCCTTTGATGAAACAAATAGGCTGTGCTATGTGGGACTTCTTAATGAAAATACTACTGTTCTGCATCCTATTGAATACAATTCTGATCCTTATGGGAGTAACCTTCTATCTATACAGAGTAGCATTGATGACAGCGAGTTACTAATTGGTTTCAATATTAAATTTGACCTGCATTGGATAAGACGATATGGAATTACTTTTAGCAATAAACGTATTTGGGATTGTCAGCTTGTACATTTTATACTGTCTGGACAAACGGCAAGCTACCCATCTCTCAATGGTGTCGCTGCTCATTATGGCTTGGGTACTAAGCTTGACGTGGTTAGTACTGAGTATTGGAAGAATGGAATTGACACAACTAATGTACCACGAGACATCCTTGAAGAGTACTTACAGGGTGACTTGGACTTAACGTATCAAGTCTATCTTAAACAGTTAGAGGAAGTTAACGCTAGTAGCCCACAGCTACAGCGATTAATTAGTTTACACAACCAAGATCTATTAGTCTTAGAGGAGATGGAATACAATGGACTTATATTTGATGAAGCTCGTAGTACAGAATTGGCTCAAGATCTTACAGAACAAATTAAGGGGCTTGATGTACTTCTTATGGAATACCACAACACTCCTGATTTCAATAGTAATTCTACTGAGCACCTCTCTGCTTTACTTTATGGCGGGACTATTAGTCTTAAGCGTAGAGAAGTTATTGGAGTTTTTAAAACGGGTACTAGGGCTGGTGAACCAAAAGAAAGATGGGTAGAATACCCTATTACTTTTCCTAAGCTAATCAATCCATTGCGTGGATCTGAGCTAGCCAAAGATGGGTTCTTCAGTACAGATGAAGCAACACTTAAGTCACTCAAAGGAAGTAAGAACGCTAAAGAGTTAGTCGAGTTACTATTACGTAGAGCAACTCTAGAGAAGCGTCTATCTACTTACTATGAAGGACTTGTTAAACTAAGAAAGGAGATGAAATGGAGTGAAGGAAAATTACACGGACAGCTTAATCAGTGTGTTGCTAGAACAGGAAGACTCAGTTCTAGTAGACCAAACCTTCAGAACTTTGATGGCGAAATTAAAGAATTATTCAGGAGCAGATATGTCAGCTAAAGATTACAATGATGTTTATGGCGTAGTTAACTTAGACTATACACAAGAGTTTACAGAGTTCAACGCTGAACAAATAACTAAAGAGCTAAAAGAAAAGCAATGTCAAAAGGAGTGCAACAATGAGCTTGATTCAGGCGGATGCCAAGGCTCTTGAATGGATCTGTGCAGCTTACCTAAGCCAAGACCAGACAGCTATTAAGGAGATATGGAACAATGTTGACCAGCACACAGACAACCAAGAGCGGTTTAATCTACCAAGTAGACTCATTGCTAAAACGTTCGTATTCCGTCTTATCTACGGAGGATCTGCATACTCTTATGCTAATGATCCTAACTTTAAAGACATTGGCGGAGAACAGTTCTGGGAAGGAGTCATTAGAGAGTTCTATCGTAAATACGCTGGGCTTGGTAAGTGGCATACAGACATTGTCGATCAAGCTAAACGAGATCGAAAACTTACTATGCCAACAGGACGGGTATACAACTATGAACCCGAAGTTAGTTATGGAAAAGTTAAATGGCCTCGAACAAAAATCCTTAACTATCCTGTCCAAGGTCTCGGAGCGGACCTCATGTCCATTGCAAGAGTTTCCCTCAGTAATAGACTTAGAGGAATGGAAGGCGTAAAACTAATTAATACTGTACATGACTCGATAATCCTTGACGTAGATGACAAGATATGCGATAATATTAGTATAGTAAATTTAGTTGATAAATGTTTTACAGATGTACCAAAGAACTTCGAGAAGTTATTCGGAGTAGAGTTTAATCTTCCAATGCGGGTCGAATGCCAAGTCGGTCCTAATTGGGGTAACCTGGAGGTAGTAAATGCAAGTTAATATTATAGATGTAGGTGCACCAAATACTCACGCTGCTAAGAATGGTCGTAGCTATCAGAGTATCGAAGTAACATACAAGGGTGACAACGGTCAGACAGCTACCAAAAAGCTAATGTCGTTTAGTAATCCAAGTGTGTTCAATCACATTAAGAATCTCACCAAAGGTGATGTAGTTGATGTCGTTACAACCAAAGATGACAACGGTTACTGGCAGTGGACTAACATCGGTTCTGGTCAAGGTGCAGCTCCAGCGGCAGCAGCAACAAGCAGTGCTCCTACAACAGGTGGTAAAGTAACAGGGAGTAACTATGAGACCAAGGAAGAACGGGCAGCCCGTCAAGTATACATTGTTCGACAAAGTAGCATTAGTGCTGCTATTGGTACTCTTTCCGTGGGTGCTAAGTCTAGTCCTAATAGTGATGATGTTATTAGGTTAGCTAAAGAGTATGAGGCTTATGTCTTTAGCAAAGAAGAAGCTAAAGCTATACCTGAGATCACTGACATGCAGGATGATATTCCATACTAACAAACGGGGCTTCGGCCCCAAAGGATTATCATGACAACAGCATTAATTGATGGTGATATAGTCGCATACAGAGTTGCATGTACATGTGAAGATGACGACTCAGAAGATTATGTATTTAGTAAAGTAGATGACTTAATTGATAAGATCACTTTCTATACAGACTCAGATGAGTACCGTGTCTTTCTAACAGGCAGTAATAACTTTCGTAAGACTATCTATCCAGAGTACAAGGCTCATCGTCCTACAGAAAAACCTTTCTGGTTACAAACTATAAGAAACTATCTAGTCAAAGAGTTTAAAGCAGAGATTTGTGATGGGCAAGAAGCTGACGATGCAATGGGCATTAATCAAACAGAAGAAACTATAATCTGTACTATAGATAAAGATCTTCTAATGATTCCAGGACAACACTATAACTTTGTTAAGGATGAGTTTAAAACAGTAGGTTACATGGATGGACTAAAGCATTTCTATATGCAGTGTTTACAAGGGGATCGTAGCGATAACATCAAAGGTATCCCTGGAATTGGTCCTAAGAAAGCAGAACGTATTCTTGAAGGTTGTGATAACGAATATCAAATGTTCAAAGCAGTTCGTAATGCTTACGGTAACGATGAAGAATTCCTTATGAATGGGCGAGTCCTCTGGATCCGTCGTAATGAAGATGAAGACTGGAGTATAAAATTTAATGCCAACATTCAAGAGCAAACTGGAGGAACAGGTTTGGAAGACTTTGAAGGAGAAATTCCCTTCGACGAAGTATGAACCTGATAAGTTCAAATATGTACAGCCTGCTAAGGATAGGGTCTATATTCCTGACTTTAAGACTGGACGTAAGAACATCTATCTAGAAGCAAAGGGTAAATTAGACTTAGATACTCGTCAGAAGATGCTATGGTTTAAAGAGTGCAATCCAGAAACAACTGTAATCTTTTTATTCATGAACCCTGACAATAAGATAAACAAAAGAAGTAAGACTACCTATTGGATGTGGGCGGAAGCCAACGGTTTCCAATGGTTAGACTTTAGAAAGGATTGGTTAAATGCTTATATCGAACTGTACGCAAAATAAAGATGGGTCTCTGGACTTTGACTTTCATGTAGATCCAGATGAGGCTTCGTTCTTAATGGACTTTAGTATTAAAGAATTAGTCCGTAAAGGTATCTTTCAGATAGCTGCTAATGAAGCTCAACAAGAGTTAGATCTGTTCCAAGAACAAGGAGGTCAAGTACAATGAGTGATGTGAAAACAGCACCAAGGGGTAACTCCCCTGCTTTCCCTTGTGTAGATAAAGACAAGCGCATGTGGACAGGTATGAACCTTAGAGACTACATAGCAATGGAAGCTATGCATGGTCTACTAGAGGCTGATCATGTTAAACGAGATGACATACCAGCAGAGGCTTACAAGATAGCTAATGGTATGTTAGAAGAGAGGGAGAAATTCCGATGAAACATTTAGTAATCCCTGATTGCCAGGTGAAGCCAGGTCAATCTGTAGAATATCTTAGTTGGATAGGTCAGTATGCTTCTGAAAAGAAGCCCGATGTAATAGTTTGTATTGGTGACTTTGCAGACATGCCGTCTCTATCTAGCTATGACATTGGTAAGAAGTCTTTTGAAGGACGTACTTACAAGGCAGACATCAAAGCTGCTCATAAAGGTATGGATGCACTAATGGGTCCTATAGTAGCAGAACAAGAGCGATTGATTCGTAACAAAGATAAACGTTGGACTCCTCGCTTAGTTCTTACTCTAGGTAATCATGAACATAGGATTGACAGGGCGGTAGAGTATGATAGAAAACTTGAAGGTCTCATTTCTACTAGCGATCTTAAGTATGAAGATTACGGTTGGGAAGTGTATCCGTTCCTTGAGGTGGTGGTAATTGGTGGTATTGCTTATTCTCATTACTTTACTTCTGGTGTTATGGGACGACCAGTAACCAGTGCTCAAATGCTAGTAACCAAAAAACATATGTCCTGCTTTGCAGGTCACCAACAAGGACGACAAATTGCATATGCCCGTAGGGCTGACGGTAAAGAAATGACAGCTATTATTGCAGGCTCGTGTTACGAGCACAATGAGGACTATCTTGGTCCACAAGGCAATGAACATTGGCGTGGCTTTTACATGCTTCATGAAGTTAATGATGGGGCGTTTGACGAAATGGCAGTATCAATTAATTATTTAAAGGCGACGTATGGGGCATAATGAGGAACTACTATCATCACTTACAACACAGGTTGGGGGATCTCATTACAAAGAGTTTGCAATCCAACCAGTCGA